CCTACTAATCCGTCTAATACTATATTTGGTCCTCCTTTAGTTCCCATTATAATCCAAATCTATTTTTAAATGCATTATAATTTTGTGTTATTTCATCAGCAGATAATTCTTTATTGTAAATTAACATATTACCAATAGTAGCTCCAAAATAAGAAGTAGATCCATTATAGAAAAAATCATCAAATACTATATCATCTCCTCCAGTCCATCCACCTGTTCCATTAGATAAAGTTTTTGATTCACCATTTTTACTATAGAAACTTTGAGATTCAGATGTACTACCAAAATGAAAAACTGTAAATCCAGAACTATCTAAAGTTGCAGTTATACCTGAATCTGATTGGTTAAAATTATCTTTAAAATGAAATCTATTACCAGTAGTTCCAAACTGTCCAAATTCATACTTATGACCACTATTAGCATTTTGTAAAAACCAATAATTCCAACCACTAGCAGATTGTGAATCATTTATATTAATACACATTAATACTGTAAATCCTACAGCTGGTACAGATACTGTTGTACCTAAATCCATACTTTGATCTGTGCCATTAAATCCTAGTGTTCCGAAATTATCAGTAGAAAATGTTGGAGAACCACTTAAAGTACCATTTGCTCCATTTATTGTATTTGTAAAAGAGGTTCCAGTTCCAGAATAAGATCTTTTACTAGCGGCATCTACTGCTAATACTAACCCATCTATTACTATATTTGGCCCTCTAAGAAATCCCATTTAAACGTTTTATTATAAATATTAAACGGATCTTTTTACTATTGTTTTAAAAGTAGTTGTTGCTGGTTTATGTTTTGGATTTTCTAAATCAAATATATTTTTAACTGATTTAAATATGTCTATGTTTTCCTCTTGTGATCTTGGTGACTCATAGATCTCCCAGTTTTTACCCTTTAAACGTTTACCTGATTTATCCTGACCTCTGGATTTAGATTTTAACCATAAAACACCAATTTTATCTACTTTTTTACCAAAACATTCTTCATAACATTGAGCGTAAGCAGCTCCTTGTAAATCGTAAGTTGTTTGTAAATGATTAGATGTTTTAAAATCAATAACCCATAATTCATTATCAATTTCACAAATTAAATCACAAGTACCTGCTATTTTTAATTTATCACTAAATAAGTGTACTTCAGTTTCAATTAATGTTGGTTTATAAGTTTCCCAAAAGTCAACAAATCTTAAAAACATTTGCCAAACTATAGGGTCCATTTTTGGGTAACCTTTTTCATTTAAATAATTTAATTCTTTACCCTCAAAATATTTTTCAATCATTTCATGTACTGCTGTTCCTTCTTCACCCGCTTTTTTTACTATCCAATCAGCAGAGTGTCCTACTTTTTTTAACCAATCTTGAAAGTGTTTACCTTTAGGATAGGAATTTAAAACATATGTAATTGATGGATAATACTCTCCATTTCTTCTATAATATCTCGAATCTGGTAGAGTAATTTGCTTATGATCCTCAGAAATTTCTAGGATTCTATTGTATGATTTTTTTATCATATAGATAATTTATATTCCAATAATGAATAATAAGTTAATGGAATTGTTGTTTGTATTAGTTTTGTAAAATTATTAAAACCCATTTCACTTGGATCCTTATCTTGCATATCAACAAGATAGACTTCTTTACCTTCTGCTAATAATAGCTCACAAAATCGTAAAGCTTGTTTGATTGCATCCTTATCTAATGCAATATAAATTTTATTTACTTGAGAAGTAACTATTTTTTTCATTAAGTTACGTTGTATATTTTTACCTAATAATGGAATAGCATTTCTTTTAATTGCTATAGCATCAAATAATCCTTCGCATAATATAATTGGCAAATTCCAATTAATCATATGTTCATTAGGTATAATATCTCTTGATACTTGTGGATTTTTATATTTTATATAAGAATCTTTTTCAAAAGAGCGCGCAACAAAATAATTTAATATACCATCTTTATCATAAGTTGGTATAATTATCATGTTAGCATATAAACCATTTTCACAATATCCAATATTATATTTAATAAAATCCGTTGAAGTAACACCTCGTTTTTTTAAGTAAGATACAGCATGTTTTCTTATAATACTATTATTATCTGGTTGGTCTAGACATATAAATTCGTCAGGTAATTTAATAGTATTAGTTGATTTTATTGTATATTTTGCATTAGAAGAAGTATCTTTTACTAATGCTTTTGCCTCAGCTATTTTTGTTGGAGATGCCTTAGATTTAAATAATAGGGGCATAATTGATTTACCCTTTTTATCACATACCCAACAATGCCAAGGATTTATACCTTCTTTATTTTCAGTAAAATTAATTTCTAATTTTGGTTTATGATGATTACAATAAGGACAAGTATAAGCAAGGTTACCTCTTGCAGTTTTTTTGCCTGTACCCAATACAGAGTTCACTAATGTAACTAGTAATTGATTAATCATTAACAGTAATATATGAATTTATTTTATATTATCCAAAGAGTCCTCAGTAAAATCTTTTCTATAAAATTTACCTAAAATATTATCATTAATATGAGAACTAAGTTTATCTTCTAACACTTCATTTTTAAATAAATGTTTAGTTTCATAATATGTAAGTAATTTTTTATTAGGAACAAACTCTAATATACGTTTTTCCCAATTTTTTCCTGAATTGTCTTTTTTAGATAAGGCAACTATTTCTTTTTGAGAACCATAATATTCTTTCCAATCTGATTCTGTTATAATTTTTTGTTTAATTGGGACACGACCTCTTAGCCCATTTTTTGATCTTTCTTCTCTAAGTGCTGCTAATGCTTTTTTGCCTAATCTTTTATTTCGTTCAAAATAAAGCACTTTTTTACCAATGTATCTTACGTCTGTTGGTTTATATCTAACTTCATATATAAACCCGTAAGTTCCTTCTGGCATATCCTTTATTGATGTTATAACCCTTCCCTGGTAAGTCCAGGTAGCGGTTGTTGGCATATGTTCCATTTGTTATAAGTATTAAGAATAAATATAATTAATTAATTTTAAATATACAAATAATTATGTAACGTTTATTACTTTATCAATATCTGCAGTAGCAACATTATTAACTTTTGAAATGGATTCTGCAGGAATATTATTTACAGCATTTCCATATCCAGATGCTGCTGCACTAAATGTAATTCTAGGAGTATAAGAAGTATTTATAGAAGCTTGTCCATTAAAGTTAACTAAAGATCCAGTACCAGTATAATCAAAATACCACTGAATACATAGTTTAAGATAACTTGTTGAAAAAGCAGCTATTGCAGTAGAGTTTAAATCTATTGTACTTACACTATTTGAGTCTGGCCAGTAAGTTGTTGAACCACCACCATATAAAGTAGTTCTATCAAATGCATCCCAATCTGCTTGTGATAAATTTTCATCAGCATTTCCTTGTGCTGTTGATTTTACAATTTGAACTGGAAAGTTAGTAGATGTGATAGTTGAAGGATCAAATTGTATTTGTAAATCAGTTATTGTAAAACCTGATGCATAACTACTTACATCAAAAGCCCACCATGCACGGCGTAAGATAGCAGAATCTCCTTTACTACTAAAACCTAAATTAGCAGCAACTATATTCGCATTACCAGAAGAAGGTTGATTAAATACAGATCCATTAGCAGAAGAAGCATTTCTAGCAGTAGTAAATGCTCCCGAACCATCTGCTGCGTTAACCATATACCCATGTTTAGAAGCATTAATTGTTGGCATATCTTATTAAATTATATTATTTTCACATTATCCTGCTATATCTACCCAGACTTTAGATGGATCGAAGTAAATAGTATCATCATCTACAACATATCCTATAATTCTTGCAAATCCAGATTCTGGGGTTGTTGTTGTTGGATTACCATTATCACCTACATAAAGTGGCATTGAAACTGTAAATCCATGACCATCTAACGCTACAAATCCTTGTAACATCATACCATTAACATCTGGATCTCCTCCTAATCCCCATGCTAATAAACCACCTTTTTTAGATACTGTAGTATCATCTTTATCTGCCAGTGCCCATTGTGGTGATGTTGCTTGTCTCCAGTAATGTATTTTACCTTCTGATGTTGATCCTGAACCCATTTTTACACAAATACCTGATCCTTCTATTGCTTGATCTGTTAGAGCACCTGTAAATTCAATTAAACCTGATTCTTTAAGTTTTAAATAACTTCTATCATTATTTGTTGATATAAGATGATTTGGTTCAACTGTTACATTTGGTGATGAACTATTTAATGTTAAAATACCATTATTTGTTGTTCCTGATAAAGTAACTGTTCCTGAAGTACCACTTGTACCACTTGATCCTGAAGTACCTGCATTACCTGTTGCTCCACTTGTACCGGATGAACCTGAAGTTCCTGAAGAACCACTAGTTCCTGATGTTCCTGAAGATCCACTTGAACCTGAACTTCCACTTGAGCCACTTGCTCCTGAAGAACCAGATGTACCATCTGATCCATCATCTCCTGATGTACCTGAAGATCCTGATGTACCTGAAGTACCACTTGATCCTGATGTACCACTTGATCCTGATGATCCACTTGAGCCAGATGATCCTGAAGATCCACTTGTACCACTTGCTCCTGAAGAACCACTAGTACCATCATCTCCCGATGTTCCTGAACTTCCACTTGAACCAGATGATCCACTTGAACCTGATGATCCAGAAGTACCACTTGCTCCTGAAGAACCTGATGTACCATCATCTCCACTTGTTCCCGAAGATCCACTTGAACCAGAAGATCCACTTGAGCCACTTGCTCCTGATGAACCTGAAGTACCATCATTTCCATCATTTCCTGAAGTACCTGACGAACCTGATGTTCCTGATGTTCCTGAAGTACCACTAGTACCTGATGTACCACTATTACCTGAAGTACCACTTGATCCAGAAGTTCCACTTGATCCACTTGTTCCTGATGATCCTGATGAACCTGAGGAACCACTTGAACCTGAAGATCCTGAACTACCTGAAGTTCCATCTGATCCTGATGATCCACTAGATCCCGAAGTACCGTCTGTACCTGATGAACCTGAACTTCCACTAGATCCTGCTGAACCTGAACTTCCTGAAGTTCCACTTGAACCAGAAGTACCATCTGATCCTGAAGTTCCACTTGTTCCTGAATCACCACTTGAACCACTTGTTCCTGATGTTCCACTTGAACCTGAAGTTCCTGACGTTCCTGAACTTCCTGAAGTACCACTTGATCCCGAAGATCCACTAGATCCTGATGATCCTGAAGATCCACTTGTACCATCATCTCCCTTATCACCTGTTACAACAAAGGCTAAAGTTACATCTTCTGCATCTGTAAATGGTGCGACAGCAGATGATGCTTCATTAGAAATACTTATTTCCCAATATCCTGTTTGATCTGTTAAATCTGAAATTGCAAATAATAGAAATTGACTTGCATCAGTTCTATTAGCTACTCTAACATGACCTTTTACAGCTGATGTTGATGAATCTATAGTTTCTAAGAATGATTGTATACTAGTTCCATCATCATCAAGTATATCAACAAACATTGCTGTAGCTGCATTTTGAGTAGTACTATTTAATCGTACTTTACCTGGTCCTGGATCTGCATCTCCAGTATTTTCATCAAAAGTATAATCAAATGAAGCACCACCAAATGAACCATCTGCACCAGAAGATCCTGAAGTTCCATCTGTACCACTTGTTCCTGATGATCCTGAAGTTCCACTTGTTCCTGATGATCCAGATGAACCTGAACTTCCACTAGATCCTGAAGATCCACTTGTTCCACTTGTACCTGCGCTTCCTGATGTTCCGTCTGTACCTGATGAACCTGACGAACCTGATGAACCTGAAGATCCTGAAGATCCACTTGAACCACTTGATCCTGAAGTACCATCTTCTCCACTTGAACCACTTGTACCATCTGATCCTGAAGTTCCACTTGAACCACTAGATCCCGAAGATCCACTAGATCCTGATGAACCTGAAGATCCACTTGTTCCGTCTGCTCCCGAGCTTCCACTTGTACCATCTGTACCTGATGTACCTGATGTACCATCTGAACCTGAAGTACCTGAAGAACCTGAAGTTCCACTTGAGCCAGATGTTCCATCTGAACCTGAAGTACCAGATGTACCACTTGAACCACTTGAACCTGAAGTTCCATCTGATCCTGAAGTTCCTGATGAACCACTTGTTCCACTTGATCCTGAAGATCCTGAAGAACCACTTGTACCTGAAGATCCACTTGTTCCATCTGCTCCCGAGCTTCCACTTGTTCCGTCTATACCTGAAGATCCTGAAGATCCTGAAGAACCACTTGTACCTGAAGATCCACTTGTTCCATCTGCTCCCGAGCTTCCACTTGTTCCGTCTATACCTGAAGATCCTGAGGAACCTGAAGTACCTGCTGTTCCACTTGAACCTGAAGTACCATCAGTACCATCTGTTCCTGATGTACCACTTGAACCAGAAGTACCATCTGTACCTGAAGTACCTGATGTGCCATCTTCACCTGACGAACCTGAAGTTCCATCTGTTCCACTAGTTCCTGATGATCCACTTGTTCCATCAGCACCATATCCTAATTGAAGAACTACATCTTCACCATTAGTAAAAGTACCAGTTGATCCAACACTTGTAACAGTTAATACTGTAACTTCTCCACTATCACCTTCATCATTAGCTATATTTG